GCCTACACCTTGAAAATCCGGCAGGGCTGTGAGGGCGGCGGCAAGGGCCCGCTGGTACAGACGGAGCTTTCCGCCACGCTGGCGACACACCAAGACCAAAGCTTGATCCAACGCGCTGCCGGGTTCGACCTCGGAAATTCTGGTGGAATCGGCTATTCAGAAGAATGCAGCCCGACACTGATGGCCGGGGCGAGCGGACACAAAACGGCTGTGGTTCAAAAATTGAAGGACAGAGAAAATGAGACCTGATACCCTGTCGAAGCTGGCTGTATCTGTTGCGATTTGCGCGGCGGCTGCCGGCAGCGTTGCCGTTGGGTTGGCGAACAGCCGGATCAACGACTTGGAAACCCAGCGGGATATTTACAAATCCCGTGCGGAGGACTGGGAAGAAACAGCCGGAGTTGTCGCCCAGTATGCAGACGATCTGGCGGATGAGTTGAAAATCAGAGATAGGCTGGATGAGAAGCTGCTTGTCGAGTATGCAGGGGTTTTCGAGTGTACCGCATACTGCACCGAGAAATACCAGCACATCTGCGGCACAGGAACAGGAATCACGGCCAGCGGGCAGCCGATCCAGGCGGACGTGACGGTGGCGGCAGACCAAACACTTCTCCCCTATGGGACGGTTTTGTACATAGAGGGCGTGGGCATCCGCATTGTGCAGGACAAGGGCGCAGGCGTACAGGGACGGCGTCTTGACATCGCTGTTGCCGGGACGCATGAGGACGCCTTGAAGTGGGATGGATACGGCAACCATAGGGTGTGGGTCGTTGAAGGGTCGGATGGTGACGAATGAGAGTCGGTTGCTACTGTATGGACTGCATGGAGGGCATGGCGCAGTTTCCGAATGATTTCTTTGATCTCGCGGTTGTTGACCCGCCGTATTTCAGCGGGCCGGAGCGCCGGGGCTACTATGGTTCAAAGGTCAGCAGGATAGGCGTCCACCGCGATTATCCCGTTTCTCCAAAGTGGGATGTTCCCGGGAAGGAATATTTCGATGAGCTGCTTCGGGTGAGCCACCATTACATCGTGTGGGGGTGCAACTACTTTGACTACCAATTCGCGCCCGGGCGTATCGTCTGGGACAAGTGCAACGCTAACACGAGCTTTTCGGACTGTGAGATCGCAGCGACAAATCTGTTTTCGTCGGTTCGACTGTTCAGATTCATGTGGAACGGAATGATGCAGGGAAAAAGCATCGCCGAAGGCTATATCATGCAGGGCAACAAAGCTCTGAATGAAAAGAGAATCCACCCGACTCAAAAGCCGGTGGCGCTGTACGACTGGATATTCCGGGAGTATGCAGCTCCGGGACAGAGAGTCCTCGACACACATCTTGGGAGCGGGAGTAGCAGAATTGCCGCATACAACGCGAGTCTTGAATTCACGGGATTTGAAATCAGTTCGGAATATTACAGCCTGCAGGAAAAGCGTTTTCAAGAATACACCGCCCAGCAGGATATGTTTCATCTTTGTTTGTCGGAAAGGGGAGAAACGGTATGAGCAAAGCTGTCCTTATCAGCATTCGTCCAGAGTGGTGTAAGAAAATTGCAGGCGGGCAGAAGACCGTGGAAATCCGTAAAACAGCACCAAACCTGAAAAAGCCGTTCAAGTGCTACATCTACTGCACCAAGAGCACACACTTTGTTGATATTCCCGGCGTGAAAGAAAGTGACCTCATGCCGGCTGACGGAAAAGTCATCGGCGAGTTTACTTGCTACAGTACCACGATCATCTGCCATGCAGGGACGACGGGGAACGGGGCTTTGCCCAAGCTGCACATTATTGGGCCAGGGCCGGGATTGCAGTATAAGCCTGCAACTGACCTGCTCAAAGCGGCTTGCATGAGCGAAGAAGCGGCGGAAGAATATCTCAAGGGTGGCAGCGGGTTCGGCTGGGACGTCTCAGACCTCAGAATTTATGGTAGGCCGCACGAATTGTGCGAGTTTACAGGTCTCCGAAAAACAAGATTCGGCATGGAGCCGGTGAAACTCGACCGCCCGCCGCAGAGCTGGCGTTATATAGAAATGGAGGAGCTGGGCAATGACGGAAGAGTGGAGAGTGACCGAAGATGAAATTCCCCGATAAAAAATATTCCGTTATCTATGCAGACCCGCCATGGAGCTACCGCCAGCACGGAACCGGCCCGAAAAGCCGAGGCAACGCAGAACAGCACTATCGCACAATGGATGTTGATAGCATCTGCGCGTTGCCGGTTCGTCGGCTTGCAGGGGGGGGGGTGCGCCCTGTTCATGTGGGCCACGTTTCCAACCATCCCGGATGCACTTCGGGTAATGGAAGCATGGGGATTTGCTTATAAAACCGCCGCCTTCGTTTGGATCAAGAAATATAAATCGGGCGGGAATTTTTACGGCATGGGCGCATACACTCGCGCAAATGCGGAGGTGTGCTTGCTGGGAGTAACGCCGGGATTCAAGGCAAAAGAACTGGTCAAAAGCCATTCGGTGCATCAGGTGATCGAATCGCCGATACAGGCACACAGCGTAAAGCCGGATGAAGCCCGCCGCCGAATCGTTGAATTGCTGGGAGATGCGCCTCGTATTGAATTGTTTGCCCGCCAGCACGCGCCGGGATGGGATGCGTGGGGCGATGAACTTGAATAGCGGGAGATAAACATGAAAGTCAAAAGAACAGAAAAAATCAAGGTCGATCTGTTTCGTGTCGGGGACATCATCTCGTTCAAGCTGAACAATGGTGAAAAGATGCAGATGACGGCAGTTAAGGACGAGCCGGACGGCATGATCTTCTGTTCAGTGGATTGTCTGGCAGAGGAAAGCTGCATGAATGAGAGCGGTTCCAGCTCTGGCGGATGGAATGAATCCGATCTGCGGGCAAAGCTGAACGGTGAAATTCTCGACCAATTCCCCAAGAAGATCAAGAAGCTGTTGACCCCGTTTGCAAACGGCGATCTGCTCCGTATCCCGGCAGAAAAAGAAATCTTCGGGGAGAACAAATGCGGTGAGAATGAGACGGGTGTTGAGCAGTGGAAGTCCATGAAACAGCGGAGAAACCGAATTGCTTTTCGGGGTTTGGACGGTGAATGGGAATGGTACTGGCTCCAAAATCGGGCGCAGAACTCAGCAACCCTTTTCGCGAGTGTCTACAGCAACGGCTCTGCGGACTGCAACAATGCCAGCGCCGCCGGTGGCGTTCGTCCCGTCGTCAAGATCAAGAATCCCATATCCGCACCTGCTTGTCAGGTGCGAGACAATGAAGACGAGCAAGAAAGTTGAGGTGAAAAGTATGGACGGACTGATTAAAGCTCTTGACGCGGTTCTGCTTTTGCTGGCTGATGCGCTCTGGACGGCGATTTTGCTGCTGGCGCCTGCTGCGCTGGTGAAGCTCTGCTGGGCGTACCTGTTTGTATGAGGCTGGCCGGGATGAAGACGTATGAAATTGTCCTGAAAGGCTATGGCAGAGGGCTGCCTGCATGGTTGGCATACCGGGTCAAGGCAGCGTCGGCAGAAGAGGCCGTTTGCAAGGCGAAGAAGCAAGCCGCAGAACACTACATAGAATTTGAATGGTTTGAAGTTCAATCCATCGGAGAGGTGCGCACATGAAAATTGCAGCGATTGCCAAAGTAATCAAAGACCGTGGCTTCTGCCGCCTGTATAGGGTGCATGGATCGGACGATCTTGAAACGAAGTTCTACATCGGCACAAATTCTGAAATCTACTCGCTGGAAGGTTTCCCTAAGCCGTGGAGCGAAGCGGAGGTTATGACGATGCTCGGGATCGAGAAAAAGAAATGGGAAGATGTGATATATACCGCATACGACTGCAACGCCATTACGGACGTCTGTGGTCTGAACCTCGAAGATGCTGTTCAGAATGAGGTTGAATGCAAAACCAGCTATATCAACCTGAACATCGGCGGGGCACTTCTCATGGGGCTGACGGACCCGAACGAAAAGACCATAGATTTCATCGCCGCCAGCAAGTTGGTTCCCGTTATGGACGAGATCAAGAAAAGCAACTATACCAATTACTGCTTGCGCCGTGCAGCGAACGGATCCCGGTACTATGTTATCCGGGACGGAATGATCGTGCGGGCGGCACTTCTTCCCATCAATCTGTCCGGCAATTTGCTGGAAACGCTGCAGAAGATGGTGAACATGGCTCGGGCAACGGCACAGCAGAGCGGCAAGACGGGTGAAAACAATGCCTGACAAGTACATCAATGCAAGCAGGCTGGTTAGAAAGCTGGAATATGTTCGGAAAAGCGGACTGGCAGAACTGGTTGGCAACCCTACCTATGCCGGGACAGCAGCCGAAGTACGAATGTACCAGATTTACGACGGCATGATTGAACTTCTCAAAAACGAGCCGGGAGAAGATGTTGCCCCGGTAAAACCACTGGGATGGCCCGTTTGCCAACAATGCGGTCGTCCGATGGTGTACTGCGGGGAAAAGAAAATCGGGACTGATCGGTGGAAGCAATACAGCTGCAAGGACTGCTACAACCAGAATGTTTCCAGAAAGGCAGAAGATAATGCGTAAGTTTGCAAAATCGCTGGCCGTGGCTGCTTGCACCGCCGCGTTGTGCGGAATGCTGGCAGGCTGCGAATCGGTCAAAAGCGCAGTGACCAAAGAATATCTAGTCAAAACGGTGTACGTCTATTCGCCGGATGGCAAATTACTGGACAAAGGAACGCCGGATCAGATGTTTAGTACCGAGTACGGCGCAAGAGTTGGAATCACAATGAACGGAAAGCGGTATACAACCAACTGGGGAAACGTGGTTATGGTGGAGGAATGAGCTATGGACGCTGTAAAAGCTGATGTAAAGCGGCTGGTTAAAATTGAACTGGCCGCAGCAAACAAAAAGTTTCGGATGTTCGCAAGCGCCCACGAGGGCGCGGCGGTCATTCAGGAAGAAATAGTGGAAGCCGCACGGGAAATGAACGCTCTGCGCCGGGAGCTGAATGCAATGTGGATGGGGGTTTACTCCAACAATCCGCAAATCTCAACAAAGGGCGTGTATGATCGGGCGGTTGCGTTGGACGTTGAAGCCATTCAGACGGCAGCGATGGCCCGGAAGTTTGAACGCAGCCAGCGGCGGGGCTGGCCGGGAGCAAAGGAGCCGCACCATGGCGAAGAAAACTAAAACGCCGGCAGAAATCGAGAAAGTCACCATAACCATGAGCCGCCCGGTGTCCGAGGCAGTAGCGAAAGCCTGCGAGATGTACCTTCGTTTGCACACGGGACAGTTTGAAGACCTGACAGACGAACTCTGCATGGCAAGGTTCTATGCTGCTCTGGAAAACGATTCGTTTACCAGCAAAGAAGAGCACGATGAAATTTTCAACATCTCGATCGACCGCAGGAACATCATGCAGGAGGAAGTGGACAGGCTGTACAAGAGATACGTTCTTTCCGCCCCGCTTGATTACTGCATGAGAATCCCGTACCGGGCAGAACAGGTCTGGCTTGCAATCCGCCACGCTCTGGCATGGCACGACAACCCGAAGGGAGACTACACGGTTCAGTACGACAAGCCGCTCAATCGTTCGGATCAGCCGCAGCCGATGGTGCAGCTGTACGAGGCACCCACCGAGGGAAAGTCTGTCTGTGATGGCAAGTGTGCAAAGTGTAGGAGATGCTGATATGAGAAAGAACGGCGCGATGTTCATCTGCAACCGTTGCCGCAAGCAGGTATTTGCAGAGCGGATCGACGACGGAAAGTATGACAGCAAACCGCTGGACGGATGGGCACTTGATTGCGAAAGAATCTGTGGCGTTGGCGATCTGTGCCCGGACTGCTTCAAAGCGTACCGGGAGGCAATGGATGGATTCTGGAATGGTGGAAAGCATGGGACCTGAAAAAATTTGCTGTAACTGCCGCTGGCACGAAAGCTATACCTGGGTTTGCTTCAATGGCCTGTCGCTGAACTGCACCGATGTCACCGACGTTGAGGACAGCTGCGGACACTGGGAAAAGCGGACGGACGAAAACGGCATTGAAGACTACGAGGTAAACTGAAATGACAACCAAGAGAATGAAAAAGCTCCTGATGGGCATGGGGCTGTCCCGGAACCAGGCAACCCGGATGATTCAGGAGCAGCGCACCGAAGGATCGAAGGACGTGAGCAACGCTCTTTACTTCCACGCCTTCCAAAAGAACTTCAATCTGATCGTGCCCGACTACGGCGGCGAGGTGCTGCCCTATCTCAACAGCTTCGTCTTGAAATGACTACAGGTTGAAGTCGTTTCCAGAGAACAAGCAAGCCCGTCGTAAAATTGCCGCCCTGACGAGGCGGCAAGGGGCTTGTATACCGAGGATAAACTAAGGGACACGGGAGCAGCGGCTTGCTTAAAGTTTGCTTAGAGCTTGATTAGAAGCAGCCGTTCCCGTGACGGGGGTACAGGGGGAACCCCCTGTATTGTCTCCCCGCGGCAGAAGGGCGTAACGGACAGCAGAGCTTCCCGGAGCGGGGGCGGGGGCAAGCATAAAAGTACACGGGCGGCGGGCGGTTTGGCCTTTATTCAGCAAATTGGACGTTTACGGGAAGGAGGACGTAGTGGGTATGGGCGGCGGCTTTTATGTCAGAGAACAGAAATACATCTGCGGCAAAAATTATGCTGGACGTGGATGAAGAGTACGGTACGCCAAGCGACCTGAAGCCGCTGCCGACGTTCAAGGACCGGGTGGCACTGGATGTGCAGAACGTCTTCTTTAACCTGAATGAATTTGCAGAGAAGCGATTTGTGGACGGTAAAGAGATGGTCTGCATCACCCAGCACCCGGGCGTTGGTGAACGTGCAGCACACTGGGAGGGCGGTGCAAAACAGAGCTTCGACCAAGGTATGTACAAGGCTGATCTGCTCCTGTTCGTCAAACAGGAAGAGTACGGCCCAATGCCGAAGAACGACAAGCTCATAACGCTGGACAAGAAGCGGGATTACAAAATTAAATCCTGCTCCCTGAAAGCTGGCGTGTACCGCATGGAGCTTGAGAGGGTGAGGTAAATGGCGTATTTCAAAACTGGGTACGATGCTTCCACCATGACGGTTTCCGTCAACGATGAGGAAGTTTACCGGGCACTCGGCGTTCTGGCAGATAAGGCGCCGGCGGCGTTGAAGGTGGCTGTCAATACCACCGCACGTCAGACAAGAAAACTCATGCTGCAGGAAGTCAAGAACCGGTACGACCTCAATGCTGCCGGAAAGCGCATGATCGAAGACCTGCGCCAGCGTCAGAAAGCGACCAACCGCCGCCCTGCGGCGATCCTTGCCATCATGAAGAACGATCCCGGCGCATTCCGGGCAGACTTGGGCTATTTCCGAACCAGCCCCACGAAACCCTACATGGGACCGTCTGTCCGCAATGCGCCACCGTTCTTTCAGGCGCACGTCCTGAAAGGCAGCCCGATGATAGACCTCGGCGGAACCAGCGCAAAGAGCAAAGGCTTCCTTGTGAAGTTTAAGTCGGGGCACGTCGGCATGGTGCAGCGTCAGCTCGGTGTACCTGCGGATAAGGACTACACGGAGAGCGGAAAGAAACGCTGGAAACCAAACGAGAAGCTGGCAACACTGTCCAGCCCTTCCGGCTCTGCCATGCACCATACCGTGTGGGAGATGCAGGAGCAGACGGTGGAGCAGATGCTGCAGCAGAACACGGAACGCCGTGTGCGGCAGCTGATCGCCAATGCCAAGAGAAAGGGCGTGATCTGATATGGCGGAGAAAATCGCTGGCTATACCAGCGAGATGTGCCAGCAGGCTATGATCGACGAGCTGAAAGAACTGTTTCGGGATATGAAGTTCAACGGGCAGGAAAGCCCGAAGTCCTTGCAGATTTTCAAACAGTTCCTGCCAATCCAGACCAATGACGACGATGATGTGGACACAAACGATTCCATGTACCCCTGCATCATCGTGATTGAGACCAGCGGTGAGCAGAACAATGAGCAGGACCCGCAGCTTGTGCTGATCCAGCTCGTGATCTGCTGCTATGACCGCGGGATAGACCGACAGGGGTATGTAGATACCGTGAACATCAAGGAAACTATTATGCAGCACTTCAAGCGCAAGCCTGTCTTTGGCGGTGCGTTTGAAGTGGCGTATCCCCGCAAGTGGGAGCTTTCCGACGATGATATGGATTACTACTACTGGGGAATCGTGAATCTCGTTTGCAAGACCCCCAACGGTCTGAGAAACGAAGAAGTGGAGGCTCTGATATGAGTGACGAAAAGAAAACCGCTGCCGCAGTGGACAAGGCTCCGGCGGTGCAGGCTGTTGCCTACTGCGGCCCGACCATCAAGGGTGTTGCACCGCAGTACACCGTTTTTGTTGACGGCATTCCCGAAAAGCTGGCCGAGATCGCAGAGGAACACCCGGTCGTGAAAGCTCTGATCGTTCCTCGTGAAAAACTCGCAGAGATGCGGGTGAAAGTGGAGCAGAACGGCACCCGGGAGAACCTTCTCTATCAGAACGCCGTTTCTATGCTGTGATAGGAGGATGAAACAATGGCTACTTCTCATGGCTTCAACCTGACCGAAGCGACCACCAGCATTTCCGCGCCGGTACAGGTAAGCTCCGGCCTGCAGGTTATCGTGGGCACTGCGCCCGTCAACCAGCTGGCAGACCCGGAAGCAGCGGTGAATACCCCGCTGCACCTCAGCACCTACAAGGAGGCTGTGGCTGCTGTGGGCTGGTCTGACGACTTTGCAAAGTACACTCTGTGCGAGGCGATCAGCGCAAACTTTCAGGTGATGGGCACGGCTCCCATTGTCGTTATCAACGTGCTGAACCCCGGGAAGCATACCACCCCTCTGGATGCTACCACCGTTCAGGTCAACGACGGCGTGGCGCAGATCGACAAGACGGGCCTGCTGCTGAAAAAGCTGGTCGTCAAGAAGGACACCACGGCTCTGACCGAGGGAACGGATTACATCGCCACCTTCAACAACGACGGTACTGTGAACATCGCCCTGCTCGACGATGGCAAGGGCAAGGATGCAACCACGCTGAGCGTTTCCGGCTCCATTCTGGACCCGACCAAGGTGACCGCCGCCGACATCGTGGGCGGCGTAAGCACTGACACCGGGGAGGAAACTGGACTTGAGGTGGTCCGTCAGGTCTACCCGAAGTTTGGCAAGGTGCCTGGCATCCTGCTGGCACCCCGCTTCTCCAAGGACGCACTGGTGTGCGCTGCTCTGCAGGCCAAGTGCCGGAAGATCAACGGCGTTTTCAATGCCGTTTGCTACATCGACCTCGATTGTGGCACTTCCGGCGCAAAGAAGTGCACCGACGTGGCGAGACAGAAGACGAAGCAGACCGCAACCTCCCGTGAGGCATATGTTGAAGATGGCGATTAAAGCCTATTCGCTGGCAAAGGACGGAACGAAAAAGCTGTCCACGGATTTTAAGGTGCGCGAGTTCAGATGCAAGGACGGCTCTGATCCGATCTTTATTGATTCGGAACTGGTGGAAGTTCTGCAAAAAATCCGCACCCACTTTGGGAAAGCGGTGAACATCAACAGTGCTTTCCGCACTGCCAGTCACAACGCCAAGCAGAAGAATGCATCCAAGTACAGCCAGCACCTTTATGGCAAGGCGGCTGACATCTGGATCGCTGGCGTGTCGGTGGACACGCTGGCGGCCTACGTCGAAACACTGCTTCCCAGCAAGGGAGGCATTGGACGATACCACGCGAACGGTTTTGTCCACGTCGATGTGCGGGAGGTAAAAAGCAGATGGGTGGTGTAGTGAAGAATGGAGTTTGCACCATGGTTGGAGTAATCGGCAGTCTGATCGCAAGTCAATTCGGCGGATGGGATGCGGCACTTTCGACGCTGATCCTGTTCATGGCAGTCGATTACATCACGGGGCTTGTGGTCGCCGGGGTTTTCCACGCCAGCCCGAAGAGCAAAGACGGCGCACTGGAATCCCGCGCCGGGTGGAAGGGGCTGTGCCGCAAAGGTGTAACCCTGCTGATCGTGCTGGTGGCCTGCCACCTCGACACGGTGATGGGGTCTAATTTTATCCGGGACGCTACCGTGATTGCGTTCATCGCAAACGAGACGCTGTCCATCATTGAGAATGCTGGCCTGATGGGGGTGCCGATTCCAAAGGCGCTGACCGGGGCTATTGAAATCCTGAAACAGAAGTCCGAACAGGACAACATGGAGGAATGAATTATGGGTAACTTCAAAATCTCGACCGCAACTATCGCCCGTACCACTTGCCTGCTGCTGGCTCTTGCCAATCAGATGCTTTCTGCAATGGGAAAACCCATCATCCCCATTGAAAGCAGTACCGTGGAGCAGCTTGCGACCGCCGGCATCACCACGGTCACCGCCCTGATCGCATGGTGGAACAACAACAGCTTCACCAAAGAGGCGATTCAGGCGGACAATGTGATGGAGACCCTGAAAAAGCAGGTACATTGACCCGCCGAACAGCTGAATAAAGCATAGCGCAACTCCCCACTGGCAGCCCTGACCGGGCAGTTGGTGGGGAGCTTTTTGTTTGTCTGGAAGTTTTGCACAAAGGAACCGTGCAAAGTGTGGAAGTTTGCACATTGACAACGACGCACCGTATAATTTACGCTTAAAACGAAAAGAAACGCCAAAAACGAAAGGAGGAAAACGGCGTGCGAGTGTTCAAACATCTGACCATTACAGACCGATTGCGCATCGAGAAGTGGAAAAAGGAAGGGATGAGGACACGAGAGATAGCGGAGAAGCTGAGGGTCAACCCCTCCACGGTGTACCGGGAATTGAAACGAGGAAGCTATGACAGGCTGAACGGAACGACATGGAAGCTGATCCCGACATACAGCCCGGATATTGCAGAGCAGAAGTACCAGGCACATCTCCGAGAAAAGGGACCGGACCTCAAAATCGGAAAAGATCATGAGCTGGCTGCTTATATTGAAAATACCATTATAGAAAAGGACTGTTCCCCGGCGGCGGTGTACGGCTATGCAATGGAAGAAGGGCGGACGTTCAAGACGCACATTTCCATCCCGACCGTGTACAGCTACATCAAAAAGGGGGTGTTCCTGAACTTGACACAAAAGGCCCTGCCGCGGCATGGAATCAAAAAGAACGAGTACCAGAAAATCAAAAAGAAGGACCCGGCAAAGGCACCGGCGGGAGAGAGCATCGAAAAACGCCCGGAGGAAGTGAAGACCCGGGAAGAATTTGGACACTGGGAGATGGACACGGTATACTCCGGCAAAAATAAAAGCACTGTTGCGCTGCTGGTACTGACGGAGCGCAAGACCAGAAACGAAAACATCATTCTCATTCCGAATCGCCGCGCAGAAACAACGGTACGGGCACTGGATGCTTTGGAACGGAAGCTGGGAGCAGAGAAGTTTGGTGCTATATATAAGAGCATCACTGTGGATAATGGAACGGAATTTGCGATGGCGGATGAGATCGAAAAGTCCTGCCTGAGCGACAGCCAGCGAACCAAGGTGTATTACTGCCACCCGTATTCTTCGTGGGAGCGGGGCAGCAATGAAAACGTGAACGGCATGATCCGCCGCCGGCACCCGAAGGGCACGGATTTCTCGAAGGTGACAGCGGAAGAAATCGCCGCAACAGAGAACTGGATCAACAACTACCCGAGAAAGATTCATGGGTACAAGAGCGCAGCTACTATGTTCCGCCAATGCCTGCGGGAGCTGGGTTTGACCGCATGA